CCATGTAAAACTGTAAAATTAACTGTAACTTATAACATATTCATAGTTAATAAACTTATTGCTTTTCTTATATATTTAGTATATCTGCAAATTTCAATAATTAAAAATCCCTCTTGTACATTTGACTGTAATTGTTGTATTGTTTGTGATGTGTCTTTTATAATTTGATCATTTATTTTAAAATATAATACATGATTTTTTTCTATTTTTAATTTAAATTGAAGTGTATTTATAAATTCATCAAATTTCATTGATTTATTTACAAGATATTTTATTTTGTCAAGTTTAACTGTATTTTTATGTTTTGTATGTAATATTATTAATATATGATCTGGATATTTATCAAATAAGAATACAGCTTCCTTTTTGATTCGATTTATTTTTTCTTCATTTAATTCAGACATCAGCTACCACTATTAACTTAATATAATAAATTTGTTTTTTTAATTTGATAATTAATTTTTAAATCTATTTTATTTTTTTAATTTATTATATTAGTTGTACTACAACATTAACAATGGCTTATTCTAAAAAACGTTCTATACGAAAACATCGCTCACATTCTAAAAAACGTTCTATACGAAAACATCGCTCACATTCTAAAAAACGTTCTATACGAAAACATCCCTCACATTCTAAAAAACGTTCTATTAGAAAATACAGTGGTGGTAAAAGACATTCTATTAGAAAATACAGTGGTGGGAAAAGACATTCTATTAAAAAATACAGTGGTGGTAAAAGACATTCTATTAAAAAATACAGTGGTGGTAAAAGACATTCTGTTAAAAAATACAGTGGTGGTAAAAGACATTCTATTAGAAAATACAGTGGTGGTAAAAGACGTTCTATTAAAATGTAGCTTTTATAGTATTTTACGTTTAAAAAATTAAAAAACGAATAGTATAAGATCCAGAATTACTAAAAGTGAAGACTAAAATCTGTGCCTGGTTTTGATCCATTAACTATTCCTGAAATTTATTGCAACTAATCTGTTATTAATTTATTTGTGTTTAATTTCCTTTATTATTTTCATTTTATTAACTAAATAAAATGGTAACAAATATTTTAGTAACTGGTAGCAATGGTTTATTAGGAAAATCTTTACAAAAAATCGTAAGTCAATATCAAGAAGGCTATAAGTTCTTTTTTTTGACCCGAAGTGATTGTGATTTAACTGATATCCATTCTATTAAAAATATGTTTAAAACTATTCAACCAGATATAGTCATTCATTTAGCAAGTGTTGTCGGAGGTGTTTACGAAAATATGAATAATAATTACAGATTATTCTTGGATAATATTCGTATTAATACAAACATTATTGATGCATGTAATTTATTTAAGGTTAAAAAATTAATTAATATTTTATCAACATGTATCTTTCCAGATTTAAATATAAAGTATCCTTTAACAGCAGATCAAATTCATAATGGACCACCTCACTTCTCTAATATGGGATACGCATATTCAAAACGCATTTTACACATAGGTGCAAGTCTATTACCTAATACACAAGTTATTAATATTATTCCTACTAATTTGTATGGTGAAAATGATAATTACAATATTGATAAAGCACATGTTATACCAGCATTAATTCATAAAACATATTTAGCACAGCTTAACAATACACCACTTTATATTAGTGGTAGTGGTAATGCATTAAGACAATTTTTATATATCGATGATCTTTCTAATATTATTTATAATCTTGTTAAAACACAGGATAATCTTAAACAACGTGATATTATTATATGTCCCCCAGAATCACACGAAATTTCTATTAAAGATCTTGTTAATAAAATTGTTAACATATTTGATTTTAATGGTAAAATAGTTTATGATACAACTAAAAATGATGGTCAATTAAAAAAGACTTCAAAATCTGATGAATTATTACATGATTATAATTTTACAAATATTAATACAGGACTTATTAATACAATAAGTTACTTTATCAAACATTACAACACATTAAGAACTTAAGTTTGATCCTAAATTAATTTAAGCAAAAGTGATTTAACATTATTGTTAATTCACTTTTGCTTAAATTTTATATTACATTTTTATATTACATTTTTATATTACATTTTAGTTTCATCTTCATTGCTATTTAAGGTTAACTTTTCCAATTCAATAGTTAAATCATCGTCTAAGTGAGGTTTATAGAATGATTCTATATCATGTATTTTCTCTGGTAATTTAGAATAGTTGTTATTATTAATAAGTAATTTATTATAATGTTCATTAAAAGTATCCATGTTAATTTCATCGTTTGTAAAATATTTGTTGTACCATTTTTTATATTGTTCGTTTTCACCTTTTGTTTTTAATTTTTCATTCTTATCATTTAATAAATGTGTTTTGTATATTTTTAAATAATCATTTTTAAGTAATTCTTGATACATTTTTAATATTTCCATTTTACCTTTAGATCCTAATGGATTCTTTTCTAGTAAATTGTTATATACATAAGCATACCCTTCACATTGTTTTTGTCGTTCATTTGCATTTTCTATATTTATATCTTTACTAATTTTTTTGTTTAAATTATCAAGAACGAATCTTAGCAACTCTTCAAATGTACTTGGTTCATTACTATACAATCTATAGTTTATATACTTTTTCTTAATATTTTTATTTAATAATCCTTCCCAATATTTCTCTGCATGGATTTGATTCTTACTTTTAGACTCTTGTATTTTGTTTCTTAATTCTTCTTCTGAATACATAACATCATCCCTTTGTCTATTATTACCTTCTCTTATAACCTCACCTTTAATATTTACCGGATTCGATTCCTTTAATTTCTTATAGTATATAGACTGTTCATTAATACAATCTTTAGGTAAATCGTCACTTAATGAAAATGAGTTTTCCTTTACAATTTTATAACAATTATTTAATATACTATTTATCGATTCAGCACCCCCTTTATTAAACATGCTCGTTTTTAATAAAACCTGATTAGCACGTCCCGATAATGATAACATATGTTCCTTTAAATATTCATTGTATTTTTCAATACCCGTATCACCTTTATAATCATTGTATATACAACAAACATCAACACCGTTTAATGTAAATAAATTATGTATAATAACAAAATACAAAATCATTGTCCTATCTAATGTGTTCGTAATCGGCTTACCATTACTTAATTTAGAACCAAGTAAATTGTATTTCAAAATAACAGTATTTATATTAACTTTCAACATCTTGTCACATTTCTTAGTAATTTTATCCATAAATGATTTCGTTTTTGTATAAATCTCAGAATCAGCCTTTGATAATTTAGTAATATCCATTTCCATATGTTCAGCATTCTTAAATGTTGTTTTCATTTCATTTTGTGAATCATTTTCAAAGTAATCATCAAGCTCCTTTTCAAAATCTAAACCAATTTCACTTTCACCAGCTTCACTACCACGACTTTCACTTTCATCCGCTTCACTACCATGACTTTCACTTTCATCCGCTTCACTACCATGACTTTCACTTTCATCAACTTCACTGTGTGTATCTTCTAGATACTTATCGCTGTCAGCACGCTCATTTTCAATTTCGCTGTCATTTTCAATTTCGCTGTCGGCGCGCTTATTTTCAATTTCGCTGTCATTTTCAATTTCGCTGTCGGCGCGCTTATTTTCAATTTCGCTGTCACTAAATGGATTGTATAAGATCTTTGGTGATTCAGGGACTGTATATTTACCAGGTGATAATGGTGACATGTCATCATCCATTCTGAATTTACTATCAGGTGATACCAAACCAGTTTTGTATCTTTCATCATTTGATGAAGATTCTGGAACATAAGAAGATGAAGATTCTGGAACATAAGAAGATGAAGATTCTGGAACATAAGAAGATGGAGATTCTGGAACATAAGAAGATGGAGATTCTGGAACATAAGAAGATGGAGATTCTGGAACATAAGAAGATGGAGATTCTGTTGTAACTGTGTCAGTTTCTACATTTATTTTAGCATTAATTTTTGCAATTTGCGAGTCATTTAATTTTAATATTATTTTGGATCCATCCATTTTATTACCTAATACAGTATTATTTTTAATTTTGTTAATTTGTACCTTGTCACCATTTTTTAATTCAATATCATCATAAAAAATATGTTTAATATTAATATCCGAAATCTTGCCATTTGCTAATTCAACTGTAGCAGATGGTTCTATGATTGATAAAATAGTACCATATTCATATCGTGATTTTTTTAATTTTACATGATCACCTACATTAATTTCTTTATTACTTCTTTGTACAATCTGTTCATTTTGAACTCTTGTTTCCACTGACGGTACAGGCTCAGTTTCTATAATCAAAGTCCCAAATGAACCAAAATATGAATTTCCTTCATCTATGATACGATAAATGTCATCTTTCACTTTTTCTATGTCATCCATTTCAATCTTTATTCTTTTATTATCTCTCATTTTAAACGCGGTGAATATATCTTCACCTTCACCTGATTTGAAATGTATATCTTTTTCTTTTATGTTAAGATAATATACCTTTTTTTGTAAAGGATCGGTTTTTATCATAAAACGTTTTGGAATAAATCCTGTAACATATCCATTAATACCTTTTAATTCACTATATTTCCCCCCCACAGCACCTTTACTTATAATATACACATTGTTTGAATGAGAAAATGTATTTTTCATATTTATATTATTCAATAAAATAATTTATTTAATTAAGATTAGTTTTATATTAAATAAATTTCCTGTAACGTTTTTAGTCTGATTAAATGCTATGTAATTTAAGCATATTTCAATAAAAAATCAATTTTTTTTAATTTGAACGCTCTTTATTATGTAACAGGACGTTTTGCTCTTATGTCTTCATAGAGTAAACAATAATCTTGATCTTCCTTGCACGATTTAGGATTATTATAAAGCCAATTTTTAAATTCTCCATTTATATCAGGAATCACTTCTGTCCAAGGCATTGTGAAATATTGACGTTGTGAATTAAATTTCCCAAAAACATCATCTACATCTCTAAATAAATTATTTTTAAAATTACTATCAATTTCTTTTTTAATATCAGGGTTAGTAGTATCACAGGCAGATGGTCTATCTACTATTTTACCATTCTTATCAAAATTAAGATAATCTTTCATTGTCATATTCATAAACGGATTATCAATTGTTGGTTTTGTACATAAATTAGACGTATCTTTTGATATAGTATCCGAAACACCATATTGTGTTTGTGAATAAGTTTGAGTATAATTATGATCATCAATATTAGATGGTTGAGGTTTTGTTGTTTGTGGCGGTACTGTTTGTAAAGATGCTACGTTATCGAGCGTTTCTACCTTTTTATTTGATACACTGTTAGGATTATTCACATGAATGTAATATGTAATTAATAATGTAAAAATAAACACACTTATCCATTTGGGATTCTTATCATAAAACATTAATACAATTGATATATACATACCCAATCTAACTATTGAATTTAACTTTTCATCTAATGAAAATAATTTATTTGGAAAAAACTCAGTTAATCTATCAGCTGATATTAATATATACGGATTATTCACCCAAAATGGATCCGTGTTCACATTTAATTTTACAGGCGCTGGCGTCGAAGTTGTAATAGGAGGCCCATTCACTATTAAAGGAACAGATGTTGACATTGACGTCATTGTCTTTATTATATTAATTTGTAAATAAAATTAATTTACAAATTATATTAAAGTGAGTATCTAAAGTTAATTTTCCGTTTTCTTTGCAAATGACATAAAATCTTTATTCGAACTTAATGTGTTCATAAAAGAACTCGCATGTGTTTCCAACATGTTTTTATCAATCTCACCACTATCTATCTTTTGAGTTAATTTGGAACTAATTGAATTTATTAAATCACCAATTTTACCATCATTTAAATTACCAGACATTAATGATGACATTATCGACATTGGATCTATATCTTGTGATCTAATTTCAGATGACAATTCCGTAGCTATGTTCATAATATCTTTATTCTGCATTAAATTCATAAATGTACTATCCATCCCTGGTAATAATGACGAAATATCAGGCAACAAGTTAGTATTTAAAGGTTGCTGTTGCTGGTGCTGGTGCTGGTGCATAGACTGTTCACCATTTCTTTTATTTTCAACTACACTAACTTGTGTACTTAAACCATTAACCATTTTTTGAATATCATCAAATAATTCTTTTGTTAATTTCATATTTCCATCACCACTATATGTTAAAAAATTACAAATCATATAAAATTCATATAAATAATTAACAATTGTTTTTTTTGTATTTTTGTTCTCATCTTTAAACATATTAAAATTAATACCTAATAAACTTATTTCTGATAAAAACTCTATATCCTTACTTCTTACCTTTTCACTTAAATTTAATTTTCCATCGTCGTGATATATTTTTAAAATATCATGCAACTCACTATAAAACTTTTTAAATTTAATATCATTATTATTCATCGTCTCCAATTTCTTTTTTATAGAATTTAAAATATCCTTATTAATGTATTCAAAAGATAAATCCAATTCATTAACAAAATTACCAACTATTTTCAATAAT